CGTCTATAGATTTTTTCTCGACGCACCATGCTATCTGTTTTGTTATAACCTATAATAGCAAGTTCTGTTATTTTTGTAAAATAAACATTACTTTTCTTCTTCGCGCGCTTCGCCATCAAATTCCGATTTAAGATTTTTAATTACTTCTTTTAATAAAGAAAATGTTGTTCCTGCTTCATCATCTTTTTCAAATGCGCCGATGCGGTCTATTTCTTGCATTTTAGCGTATGCTTCTAAAATTTTAGAATACATATAAGAATTTGTTTCTTCAACTGCAGCATGATAATCTTCACTGTCGACTACTAAACCGGCTAATACATATGCTCGGTGAGCAAAGTATATAAATGCTGCTAAAAATGCTAAGGTTGTTATTGATAAAAATATTGTCATTATTGAAATGCTTTAAAAATGTCATTTAATGATTGTTGCACATCTGGATTATTTTCTGCTAGATTTTTTAATCCATTGCTTTTTTGTGTTTTGCTTTTTTCTGCAACTGGAGCTGGAGATGTTGTTTTGCCATTTCTCCAACGTTCATATTCAATTTGAGCTGCCATATGATCTGCATGATGCAAAACGATAGGTAGATTTGTTTTCAATTTGGCTTGTGCTGATCTAGCAATGTAATATGGTTTATTTGCATCATCATACATTCCATCATGAATTTTGATTGCTTGGTATTCATTCCAAGACATTTTAACATCATATTCTTGTAGCAACCAAATTGAAAGATCTGGTACCATGGTAAATGGAATGTTTTCATTGTGACGATACATCTTGTTTTGATTCTTGCGATGCCAATCCGATGTTTCAACTTGATAAACTTCATTACCCTCGCCTGGAAATCCTACTTTACCTAAATCATGATGCATTGCGGCAAACATTAATTCTTCCATGGTATAACCAGACATATCTGCACCAGATGATTGCCATGTTGCATACAAGTTTCTTGTACATTCCATTACTCGGAGTACGTGATCTACATAACCTCCGGCAAATGCATTGTGAAAATGAGCAATGGAAGATGCCGGCATCATAACAATGCGATCTTCTAAATCATCGTACATTGCATGAAGTTTGCCATTGCGTGTAGGAAAGAATGTGTCAATTTCTTTACGAAATCTTTCCCAATTTGATTTTATTGTTTCTGCTTCTAACATAACTTATTATATGTAATTATTTTCGAACTTCCAAGACTTGACCATTTACGAGCTTGGATGTACATGTTGAACATGTTATAGCTGTAGCTTTTTCATCAACACGTTCACATATTTTATCACAATATTTACATTGCAATTTTTTGAAGCCTTTCGGCATATAACTCTTTGTAACTTTCATTTATTCTCGGTCAACGTAATATTTTGCTGAATCTAATTTTTTAATTGCATTTGCTAAATTGTTAAGCGCAGATGCTTTATCAATTTTGCCTTCTTGCAACATTTTTCCTGTGTTTCGGATAATTTCTCGAGCATCTTCGATGTCATCGGTAACTTTTGCTTTGTAACGGTAATTTGCCATTGTAAACCTTTATTTATTATTAATTTATTATATATAAATATTATACTATAGAATTATTGGTATATTATTTTCTTGACAACATATTACGCCAAGTTGCTGTAAAGCTAACTCTTTAGCCTTAGCCTCTACCTCGATATCCAATGCCGTTACACCATATGTATTCGGTAACTGTGTAATAAAGTCAGCATGAGCTTGCTCCTTGATCTTGGTAAACTCTTTGTATTGTTTGTGGAATGTTGGCCATTGTGCAATATTTTCTAATGAAATACCATGGTGGTCAAACATACGCTCAATAAGAATCTGATTCTCGCGTCGACGTGACTCGGAATAATGTGTGCATTGAATGGCATCATTAACAGCCCAAGTGTCGCGAGCCATGTAGAATGCTTCTTGTTCGGATATGTCACCTGTATTGAAAGTATGATGCCAATAATCAAATGTAATAGGAATACGTGTCGGAACATGCAAATACTCATACAACTCACGCACCGAATACATAGAGGCTTTGTCATCATTCTCAACCACTAAACGTGCACGACAAGCATCAGACAAACGCTGATAGTTAAACAACCAACGTGCAACGGTACCGGGCTTGTCATTGTATGTAGCACCGATATGAATATTGATAAGATTGTCAAAGGATGGTGCAAAGCCCATAAGGTCAAACATTTCGGAATGTCGTTCAAGACCAATGATAGAATTGTCAACAACTACGTCATCGGGACTACCTAGGATATGAAATGGACCAGGATGCGTTGTAAGACGATGGCCATGAGCACGTGCATAGTCACCTGCTGCACGAAGATGCTGTGTAATCTCATCAATACCGGGCAAGTCATGCAACTCGTAATGATTCCAACGTGGAAATATTTCTGAACCGATACGGAATAGGCGAATGCCTTGTTGTTCATTCCATTGCAGGATAGTGAGTAAATCACGAGCATTGGCAAGTGCAATGTCGGAAGCAAGTTGCAAACCGCCTTGACGAAATTTGCGATCAATCATTGCACGACCGGTGCGAATGCCTTGAGAAGATAGTTGCTGGTTGATGCAGCAGTAACCGTAACGAATCATAGGATTTTTTTTTATATTATAAGAAATTTTTTGCAAGAATCAAAATTACTTTATTTTTTTTTTTATGTAATATTTATATGAAAGTAACCGAAAAGGAAGAAAACAAATGATAAAATTAAAAAACATTTTAGCAGAGAACATGCTTAGATTTGGAACTAAAAATTTAAACGAATCTGAAAAACATCGATTAATAGAATCGGGGTCTACGGAACCTGGCGACCCATCTCAATCAACAGTTGATTTATCGACCGAATTCAGTGCATTAAATACAGCACTTAAAACATATAATCAACAATTTGACAGTATAGTAGGCGTTGATCCTGGATTATTTTTAAGACAGTCTACAAAAGTTCCAGGAGACTTATTATTTACTTCTAATCAAATTCAACGGTTAATGAGCGGAAATGGTTATGTATTAAAGTATAATATACCTACAAAAAAGTTATCTAGATATACGCCAGAATATACTTATAAAACAGACAATGGTGGAATTGGAAAAGCAGAAGCGCATGTTTATAATTTTTCAAAATTAGATGCTAACAATATTGGAGTAAGTAGATCAGTAGGTATCTGGCGGCACCCTATAATAGGCGGTGTTAATTTTAAAAAAGAAAAACAAACCGAAAAAGTAAAAGCAGCAGCAATAACTGTTGGTCAAGCTATTTTTGATTTTTTGAATGCATTTACTACTAAAAACGTACCATCGAATTATGTACCAATTAAAATGCAAAATTTTGCTGATGGAACAAGTGAATTTATACTTGGCACTCCTGAACAATAACATTAATTAACAATAACTTTAAAACTGGTTTTAATTTCAACTTTAGTAACACGTTGGATCTCATTAAACCAATAATAAAATACAGAATTGGTATTCATATCAATAATAAAATTACTGCGTACTGGTAATCCGTTTACATCGTAATCTTCCATGACAAAGCGTAATACGTTATCTACGTTTTCAAATTTTATAATTGACACTGTATTAACGTATACTCCATAATAATAAAAACTACATGTACTATCGGATAGATTTAACACATGACGCGTATCAGTATAAGAAGTATCAACAATTTTATCCGGAAATTCTACGGCATCTAAGTATGAAACATTACCGTGCATAATATGCATTTTAACTTGTGTAACGGACACGGTATATGTTTGAGAAAATACGGAAGTGCTAATAATAATAGCAATGATTGAAAATATGCATTTCATAAATAATTCTTTAATTGGTTAATTACTAGTATAATATATAAAATAATTCAATTTTCCAACCACACGATAAAACATGTTTTTTTTTTAGATGCTTATATTTATATTAAAAAAAGTAACCAAAAAAGTAACCAAAAAAGGATACAAAACAATGAACATGAAATTATTATCAGAAAACATGCTTCGTTTCGGAACCAAAAATTTATCAGAAGGTGCCAAACGAAACTTAGTTTTAGAAAGTGTAATGCAAACTATTAAAGAACATGGTTTGCATTATGATGTTAAACGCAGATTAATGGTGGAATTCGCAAACGGAAAGACAGCTGAAGAAGTTTTTGATATGTTGTGGGACTCATTTTCTAACTTCGGGGAATCAGATTTATTAGGAGTAGTTAATGCTTTACAACATATTAAAACTGGAACCGATTATAACACAATTGACGAAATGCTGGTAAAGAAAGGATATAATATGGTAACTGCAATGAAAAAATATCTTCCAGGTATTGAATTAACAAAAACTCCTACAGATAAAAAAACACATGCATTAGATGAATTGATGAGAATTAATTATCCCGGACAATATAACGCAGCTGTAAAAGCAGGAACAATTGGTAGAGCATGGGGTGATGGCTGTCCATATTCAATAGATAATACAATGTATAAAGGTATATTAACTAATAATACCACGTGGCAAAAAACGAAGAAACAATGGGGTGGAGAAGATGAATTAAGAGGCGGCGGCGGATAGAACTAATTAAATTTTAATAAGGGGCGTTAAACGCCCTTTTTTTATGTTCTTACTTTAAAAACCATGCTAATAATAAACCCCGATGCAATACCGATTAAATGTGGTACATATAAATAAAAATCGATATTACCAAATTCTGTTACATGTATACACTCATTAAACACAAATAAAAAACAAAACATTTTTAAAGAAAAACTTAAAGATACATTTAATTGATTTTTAAGAATTATAAAAGCTGCAAATGATGCATAAACAATTGTTGATAACCCTGCAAAGTTATTTGATACATTAGATAGTAATTGAATTCCAATCGCATTAATAATAATTGTTATTAAAATTAGCCATAAAAATTTACGCTTTAAAATTCTTTCACATTCAGCACCAATTAATATAAAATATAAACAATTGTATAGCAAATGTGTTATTTTAACATCATGACTAAAAGAAAAAGTTAAGATTTGAAATATATTAAAATTTTCATTTGAAAATTGATATAAACCTACATACTTACTAATGTTGACATTATTAATAAAAAAGATAACATTAATGATGTAAAATATTATAGATATAATTAAAATCGATCTAGTAACGATAGGAATATCAAAAACTAATTTTTTCATGGCTTTAAAATTTAATTGTTTAACTATTTAATTATACTATATAATATATAAAATAATTCAATTTTCCAACCATTACGTAAAATATGTTTTTTTAGATGCATATATTTATACTAAAGAAAATAACCTAAAAAGGATACAAAAACAATGAAAAACATTTTAGCAGAAAACTTACTTCGATTTGGAGTAAAGAATTTAAACGATGATAACGTACATACATTAAAACATACGTCATTAATATTAAACGAATATGTAAACAGTACTGTTGAATTAAAAGATCATCCGGATGTGAAAGCAATGCGAAACATAATTACTGCAGATATAAAGGCACTTAAATATGATTTAGTTGATGCTGCAAATAGAAATTATGAATACGGAGGAACTGATTTATATATATATTCACCCGGAGAAGCAAAACAAGCAGGCGATCACGTTGCAATAAACTATACCAGATCGCTACGACTTTTTACTATAGGTTCCAGTACATATGGAATGCCATGTTGGGTAGAATTACCAATGGTTTGGTATTCAATGGATTTGAATACAAAGGTTGTTGCAAAAGGACAATTTGTGACGGGTGATGCAAAACCTACAAAACTTCCAACACCTGGTCCGATTTCTAATCGCGATTATGATAACACAGATCTCCAATGGAGAAACGCAGGCATGAGTATGTCTAATACTACTGCAGTAATGGAATTTGCTGATAAATTTGCAGCTGCTAATGCTAATATGTGGAACGGTTTTTATGTTAGAAATAAAGAAAATCTTGATCAACAAAAAGGGCCAGCTCCATTGCAAAAAATATTTGATGTATTAGCTGCAGGTGGTGGAACTACTCCAACTCCTACAACTCCGGTTAAAAAACCATAATTAAATTATTATACACAAAAAAATGGGGGCAATGCCCCCATTTTTACTATTAAGTTTTATTTAGTTATATACTACACATTGCGCGCAATTATTATATCTCGTTTCATCTAAATTTTTATCTAAATATATTTCTACTGATTTATTTTCATATTTTATTAAAATTACAAAATCATGACGTAGTTTGTTATCAAATTGCACAATTTTATTTACAAATTCTACTATTTCAATATACTCAATTTGATCTTTATTAATTGGAAT